AGGATTCCTCGAAACGGAAGGAATAGCCGAAGCACAACTTGACTCCATCAAAATCGGTTTCACCGATGCGCATGGCGGAATCGACAACATGCAAAGCATCGGCGTGCTTCCGAAAGGCGTCAAGTGGGTGCCAGCCGGAACCAGCCCGAAGGACATGGACTTCCGAAACCTGTCCATCGACATGCGCGACCGCATTCTCGCGCTCTTTGGTGTCTCAAAGACCATCCTTGGCACGGCTGAATCAGACACGAACCGATCGACGGCGGAGACTGCGGACTATGTGTTCTCCAAGCGTGTTGTGAAGCCCCATATGCAACTCATCTGCGACGTGCTTACGGAGAAGCTAGCACCCCGCTACGACGAAAACTTGTATATCAGCTTCATCGACCCGGTGCCCGAGGACCGTGAGTTCCGCACGAAAGAGATGCAGGCCGTCGCCGGCAACCAGCCAGTCATGACGATCAATGAAGTTCGTGACGAATATCTTGGCTTGGGGCCGGTTGAAGGGGGCGATGTTCTCATGGCGCCGACCACGATGGCGGCCGTTGGCGAACCGCAGGGTGAAGGCGACGTAGATGCCGACGCGGGAAAGATGTATCGCAAAGCCATTGAGGGGAAGGTACAGAAGGCTGCGAACGGCCTGAAGGTTGGATACCGACCACCGCGTACGAAGCTACGTACCCGCGCCAAAGCCCGCTCGGAGATGGCCGAATCGCTGAAAAACACCATCGCCGAACGCCTCAGGAAGAATCTTGCCGCGAAGAAATTCGAGAGCACGAAAGAACAGGACGGGACGCGATGGAAGGAGTGGAGCGAGTATACGGAGCGTGCCGAACGGGACATTACGGAGACGGTCAAGAAGCTGAATGCCGAGCAGAAGAAGGAAGTCATCGACCATCTGCCGCAGGCCATTGGCAAGGCGATCAATCCGCGCGACCTCTTTGACATCAAGAAGTGGATTTCCATCACGACCGACGCACTAACACCGATCATGGTGAATTTGTTCGAGCAGCAGGCGCGGGCAGCGGCAGCGGAGATCGACAAGCCCTTCGACTTCTCAGAGACCACGCGCCAGGCCGTAGAGCGTTCTGTCGAGATGATGGCCGAAAGCTATCACAAGACCACGCTTGAGGTACTCGAAACAAAGATCAACGATGGCCTCCAGTCGGGCGCTCCGCTCTCCGACATCACGAAGACAGTAGAGGATATTTACGAGTGGAGCGATGAAAAGCGCGCCGCGATGGTCGCGAAGACGGAATCCTTCCGGACTGCGAATGACGCATTGAAAACGGCATGGCAGCAGTCTGGTGTCGTGAAGACCGTGCGCTGGTACACGAGCGAGAACGCGGAAGTCTGTGCGTATTGCCAAGCCATGGAGGGCAAGACGATCTCTATTGACCAGAACTTCTTCGATAATGGCGACAGCTTGACTGTAGGCCAAGGTGACGAGGCGCAAACGATGTCGCTCGATTATGGCGATGTTGGCGCGCCCCCGCTCCACCCCAGCTGTATGTGCTTCCTGCGCCCCGATGAAATCTCAATTACCTAACCGCGTCCTTAAACTCTAGTCGCACAATCACTGAAATGCAGCCAGGACAAAGAAGTTACAACTATGGACTGGCGAAATGCACACAGTGCGGCGCGACAGTGATTTGCTCTCGCACCGTGAGGACGCCCGTTTGTTTTTCCTGTAAACAGAAGAAACAACGCGCCCGAGCCAAGAGACGGAAAGTTATGCACATTCCAAAGCGCGCGTGACGTTCCTACAATGAAGACAATGAACACCAAATCTTTCTTCGCCATTCTTGCCGTGGCGATCATCGCGGGGGCAACGTCGGGTTATGCAGTAAATAAACTAACGTCGAATGTCGTAACGGGTGGTGACTTCCCGCAAGGAATCACGCCTACGAACCTCCTGACCGCGAACTCGTCGGGGAACTACGTTGCTCCGGTTGGCTCGTTCGCTTTCGCAGCAACGAACGGCCTCTATGTCGGCGGAACAAGCCAATACAACAACGACAATACCTTCGTGTCCGCATCCGGTACCCCGTCTGTTGTCGCTACGCTTAACGCCTTCAATACCGCGACCGGCACTACGGCTACGACGAGCATCATGATCCCGAGCGTCGGGAACTTGCAAGTCGGCTCCATTTGCAGCGGCGGCGCAGCAACGACCTCGATCTTTGTTTCGGGTTGTATCCTCAACTCAACCAATGGCGTGACCGGGACAGCAATCGTCGCGTATTCGAATCTTACGACCGGCTCTCTCTCGGTTCCGACCTCGACCCGTCTGAATGTCACGTTCGATCAGCTTCCCTACTAACCCCATACATCCACGCCGTGGAAGACGCCCTCAAGAAATTTTCAACTGATATTGCGCTTCAACTGAAAGCGGCCTTCGCTTCGCAGTCCGTTGAGGATTTCGTAAAGACGGTGAAGGCATCCGGCGACGACCGCACCTTTGAAGTCGTCATGAGCACGTCCGACGAGGACCGCCAGGGCGACGCGCTCGACCAGTCCGGTTGGGACCTGAAGTATTACACGATGAATCCCGTCGTGCTCTGGGCACACAACTACGGCTCCTTCCCGATCGGCGTCGTGACCGACATCGAAACGAAAGGCAACGAGACGATTGCCACCGGTAAGTTCGCGCCGGAAGGTGTGAATCCCGACGCTGACATGGCGTGCAAGCTCTACCAGGCGAAAATCCTCCGCGCCGTTTCCCCCGGCTACATCCAGAACGACGACGGCACCCGTGAATTGCTTGAAGTGAGCTTTTGCCCGGTCCCTGCCGGCCGCTATGCGCTTTCGCTTCGCCAGGTGAGCGCGCTGGGCATGAACGAACGAGACCTCGTGACCAAGGGCTTTTTTTATGAGACGAAGGGTACTGTCCCTTATCACGACTACGGCATTGCCGATCCCGATGAAGCGTGGGACGGCCCGACACAGGTGAAGCAATGCGGTGACGACATCGAGAAGCTGAAATCCATCTGTACATGGTTCGATTCCGAAGACGCCGATGTGAAGTCCTCGTACAAGCTCCCCCATCACCGTGCTTCTGACCGTAAAGCGGTTTGGAAGGGCGTGGCGGCTGCGGGTTCAGCCATCAGCGGCGCCCGCGGGGGAGTGCAACTTCCCGAGAAGGACCTAGCAGCCATCAAGGCCCATCTCGCCAAACACTATAAGCAGTTCGGCAAGACGCCGCCCTGGGAAGAGAAATCTGCGAAGTCGTCCGAGATCGGCGACGCCTGCGAGCTCGACGACGGAACCCCGGGAACCCTCGCAGATGATTCGGATAACCCCGGCAGCCTCGTATGCGTCCCCTCTAAAACACAAAAATCTGAATCAATGAACGACGAACTCGAAAAGAAATTCAAAGCGGAACACGAACGGCACGGTAAGGCCGTTGCGAAGGCAATCGACGAATTCAAGTCGATCGACGAATTTACGAAAGACGTGGATTCCGAACAGGGCGAGCACCTCGCAAAGTGCATGAAGTCCATCGACGAGAACTACGAGCTTCAGGATCAGAAGCCGGAGAAGAAGTCCATCGACGAATTCAAATCTGAGATCAGTGCCGAACACCTGAAGCACGTCAAATCCATTGATAAATCTCTCGATGAATTCAAGGGCGCCCACGAATCCGCCGAGGATGACGAGAAAGAGAAAGCCATCCAGGAGTTCACGAAAGCGGCAGGCGAAGAGCTTGACCGTCACGAGAAAGCCCACGGCGAGATTTTGAAGGCGCATGAAGATGAGCCAGAATCCGACGACGATCTTTCAGGCGACGAAGATGAAAAGGCCATTATCGAGGCAATCAGGAAATCAGGACGCGCCATTTCCCGGAAGACCAAGGAGCAATTGAAATCCATCTTGGAAAAGATGGAATCCCACCACAACGAAGCAACCGCGGCCCTCAAGGAGCTTATCGGCTCCGAAGATGGCGACGGAGGGGAGGAACCTTCAGCCGAGCCGAAAGGCGACGAGAAGGCCCTGAACTCAAGGTCGAGCACCTCAGGAGCAACTGCCGAGTTGGAGACTTACCTCTTCACTCAGCGGCTCGTGAGGCAGGTCAAATCTGCTTCCGAAGGTGCTCTGCGCCAGATCAACGAAAAGATTAAGAAGGCGCGTACTTCGAGCAGATAGACCTACACCCTTAACAAAAAAAGTGGATAAAGAACAAATCGTAGAGGTGGTCGCAAAGACCGTCTCCGATGGCTTCAATGACTTCATGGAGAAATCCCTCGTTCCGACGATGGAAGAGATCTCTGTGAAGACCGCACGACAGATGGTTGAACAGGCCATGGTGGAGCGCGCCGTAAAAGGCCGCGACATCTCCGGCATGACTTCCGACCAGAAGATTGCATTTGCCAAGCAGGTGCAGTCTGTGTTCCGTGGCAACCGCGAGGGCGCGATTCGCGTAAAAGCAAATGAGGCGCTCATCGAGGAGCAGGACAACCGTGGCGGCTATTTGGTCGAACCGGAAGTTGCGGCAGCGATCCTTCGTATCGCCGCTTCGGTCGGTACGATCCTTAAGCAGGCGCAGAAGTGGCCGATGAGGACCGATGAGTTGGGCATCCCCAACTACACCGGATCCTTCCTTACCGGCTCCTACGTCGGCGTAGACCTCCCAGGCACCGTCACCGGACTCACGTTCGGCCAGGCAGTGCTCATTGCTCGCAAGTGGCAGCTCGCGTTCACCGTTGGCAACGACCTTTTTGCCGATGCTTCGGTGCAGCTCGCGGACTGGCTCATGGCGATGGCAGGCGAGGCGCTCGCGAACATGATCGACCAGCAGGGTTTTGTCGGCGGCGGCACCGTCGCAGGCACGAACTATGCAGGTCCGTTCGTTGGCATCTTCAACACCGCGAACGTCAATACGTACACGTTGTCTTCGGGCAACACGACGTATGCGAAGTTCAACGTGGTCACCGATACCGCGAATGTTGTTGCTACCTTGGAAGAGTCCATCTTGGACGGCGCTTCATGGTACATGCACCGCACCGTCTGGGCTGCACTCCGTTCCCAGTTGGCATCGACCTCGGGTTTGCCGTTCCTCTATTTCGGAGGCAACGCGCAGCTCGAACATGATCCGTTGGGCGGTCCCATCCTCAAGGCTGGCGACATGGGCGGCTTCCCGGTTTACACCAACCGGTGGCTCCCGGCGACAACCGTTGGCTCTCAGGCCAACACGGCGTTCATGATCTTCGGTAACCTCAAGGCAGTAGCCTTCGGCGACAAGGGCGACCTCCGCGTCGCGCAGTTCGAGTCAGGCTCGTTCGGCGGCAAGGAAATTGCCCTCGCAGATCAGCACGGCATCGTCTACAAGCACCGCCACGCACTCGTGGTCGTGCTCCCCAAAGCCTTCACGGTCGTCTACACGGCGGCTTCGTAATCGCGTTCATCCGTTCCAGGCTCGCGTCCATTCCTCGACGCGGGCCGGAGCGGATAGGGAAAAATAAACCGCCCGTCGAAGCGCGCAAGCGTTTCGTCCCTTCCGATTAACGTCGAAGGAAGGCAGGGGCCAATCAATCCAAAATCTATGCGTGGTTCAATCTATGACAACGTAAAGATCATCGGCGGCGTGAGCGTTGCTCCTCAGTCCGTTTCCGGCGCATCGGCCGTGAATGGTACCGGAATCAACACCACGAGCTACACCGATGCGGTAGTCCGTGCGTACGGAGCCGCAGCATCCGGTGCGCCTTCGGGCGCTTCGCTCGTAGTGACCGTCCAGGAGTCGTCCGACAACAGCACGTGGTCGAACGCCCTCGACAACACCGGCACCGTGATCGGATTTACGCTGACGGTAACGTCAGTAGCGGCGGAAAACATCGCCCGCATCGAAGGACTCGGCCTTAATCGGAAGACGTACCTTCGGGCGGTGATCACTCCTACGTTTACTGGCGGCACGTCCCCGGCGAGCATCGCTTACGCGGAGCTCATCATGGGCGGTCCGGCACAGCAGCTTCCGACCGATACGAATTCCTCGAATACCTAACGTATTCGATCCTTCGTTCCCGTGGCTCTTCCGGTGAGGTAAGAGCCACGACACGAGGGAACATCCCTCATTTCACATCCATGGCAGAAGCCGTAGTTTCATACGCCCTCACAAATCTCCAAAGGTGTAAAGATCGTCTCCAGATCAATAACACGAGTTTCGACACCGTCCTCACACGGCTCATTAACGGCGCCACCGACTTCATTGAGCGCGAGTGCGGCAAGACCGGCCTCGAATACTACCCGAACGATGGTCATTTCGCGCAGAAGACGTATACGAACGAGGTGTATACCGCGAAGGGCCGCAAGCAGGAACGCCTGGTGCTCCGCAATGCACCCGTCACGTATCTCACGGTCACGGGCAATCTCACCCAGGGATCGTCGAATGTGACGATTGCCCCCTACACCGGCATCGTCGCGGGCATGCAGCTCTACAACATTCAAGGGCTCTTTCCACAAGGGTCAACGGTTGCCTCGGTAGGCGCAAACGGCGCACTCACAATGAGCCAGCCCGCAAGCGTCACCCAGGCAGGTGCAGTATTTGAAATCAGCGGGCTCATTTCGTTTCAGTTCAGGTCAGGGACCCCAAGCAATCCGAACTGGACGAGCTTCATCACCGACCAGTACGAACTTGATCAGCAGGGCCATTCCGGGATCATCCGCGTCTATGGCTCGATTCCAGGTCTCTACAACAACATGATCCGGGCGACCTACGTCGCAGGGTTTCCAGTCAATTGGTCGAATGCTGGCGACGGGGCGACCCACCAGCTTCCGGCCGATCTCACGAACCTCTGTGAAAACGTCGTAGTTCGCATTTTCCAGCGGCGCTTGCTTGGCGGCAATGCAAGCGAATCCCTTGCGGGCGCGACCGTCTCATTCCGGGACAAGCTCGACGCCCTCGATTTGAACGTCATCCAAAATTACCGACGCCCACTCATTTTCTAATTTCATGCAAGAAGCCACATTCGCAGTCACCATTCCCAATCTTCAGAAAATCCAAACGGCGCTTGCCGACTATCCTTCGATCTCGCGTCCGATCATTCAACGGGCGATCGTAGCGGCGCAGGCAGTCCTTGCGAAGTTCACAACTTCCGCGACGGTACCTATTCGCACGGGATACCTGGTGCAGAACTGGGCGTTCGAGATCGGTGACCTTCAAGCGCGATGGTATCCCCGCGCTAGCTATGCGCCGTACGTTGAATTCGGCACTGCACCGCACGACATCAAGCCGGTTAATAAGCGAGTGCTTGCAAACGCGAAGACCGGCGCAATCTACGGCACACTCGTCCATCACCCCGGCACCAAGGCGAATCCATTCATGGAACGGATCGTCGCTTCTGCCCAACCGGAAATCGAGTCGCTTTTCGTCCAGGCACTCAACCAAGTAACGACGGCAATCACCTCATCTAATGCCTAGCCTTACTCCCGGACAGAACATAAAGAACGCGATCCTGAGCGACCTCAACGGCCTCGTGACTTCTGGCGTGCTGAATTCGACGATGGCCGACGATTATTCGAAGCTCAATCCCCTCGACAGGAATTGGCCGGGGTTCCCCTGTGCACTTGTAATTCCGCCCACGGTCAGTCAATCTCAATATGAGGACGTTGCGACCAACCTTCGCGAATACACGTGGTACGTTCTCTTGGTCACGACGCCCACCAATCTTTCCACGACCGATCCGACGTATCTTGAGGGCCTCATCGACAATGTGCTCCAGGTATTCGATAACGACGTGACGCTTCATGGGTACGCGAATGGCGGACTCCAGCCAGCGGTTCTTGACCCTCCCGGACCCGTGAGCAGCGGTTCCGTGACCTATGTCGTCACAACCGTCACACTTAAGGCAAAGGTCGTTACTCCCGCAGCAGTGCAATAAACATAATCATCAATTTCAAAAATGGATATTCCCGAAAAAATCAACAAAGCAATAACCGCTGCCGACGCCGAGAATAAGGACGTGCAGCCCGCGTATTCACGCGCCGCGTCTGTGCTCGAAAACGAGTATTTCTACCCGGAGACAAACGGCTATCATGCCATGACTGTCCGCGCGGCCACCCGCGAGGACGCACACGCAATTTATCTCGCAAGGAGAAAGCCGGTGAGTCCGGTGGAAAAGGTCGCAGAAAACAATAACGAATAACTTCAACAATGTCCCTAAAAGGAATCGGAAGACTATTTAGCATCGGCATCGCTGCCGAAGCCGTTCGCGGCACCGCGCAAACGTCGGCAACCCATTGGCTCCCGTTCAGCGACGCTTCGATCGATGAGAAGTTCAAGAACGTCACCCAGGATGAGGCATACGGCATTATTGAAAATGCAGTAGCCCAGTTGCGCGTCAAAAATTGGGCGGAAGGAACGCTCAAGATCCCAGTCACGGATTTGAGCCTGCCGTTGATCCTCAAAGCCATGATGGGCGCGAGCGCTGACAGCACGCACGCCGGCGAGACTACCGTCTTTGATCACAAAGCCACGGTTGGCGAATCGGCGCAGCATCAGTCCCTCACGTTCTTCATCCACGACCCGCTCTCCGGCCAGGATTACACCCATGCGCTTGGCGTGATCCACAAGCTGGATCTCGACGTGCAGCTTCAGAAATTCGCGGAACTGTCCCTCTCCATGAAGGCAATGAAGGGTGCCACCCACTCTTCCTTCACGCCTTCGATAGCGTCAGAAAACCGCTTCATTCCCCAGTACATGACGTTCAAGTACGCGACGACAGTTTCGGGATTGTCAGGCGCGACGGCCATCGCCCTCAAGTCGTTTAAGCTTTCGATGGACTCAAGCGTCGAAGACCAAGAGGTACTTGGGAGCATCACGCCCGCGGACTTCCTCAACAAGGAATTCAAAGTGAGCGGCCAGTTCGAGGCCGTCTGGCAGAACGAGTCCGACTTCAAGACCGTTGCGCTTGCCACGCCAAACGTCGCACAGGCCGTCTCCATCGTGCTCCAAAACACCGATGTGAACATCGGCGTTGTCCCCTCGCATCCGACCGTGAACATCGTGCTCGACCAGGTGTACTTCACGGATTTCAGCAGGCCGATCAAAGTCAAAGATTTGGTCTACCAAACGGTGAAGTGGGAAGCCGTCTATTCCACGGCAAACGCGGAAATGCTTAATGTGATCACCACGAACACGGCCGCAACGAGCGCATAGCAGTTAACAACAAACACCTAAACCCTCACCACTATGTCAGAACGAAAAACCAAAACCGTAACGACGCCCTCAAACGTCGCGGTCGAGCTTCAGGAGTACATCACGGCGGGCGAGTTCCTCGATTTGAACGAGGAAAGCGAAAAGAGCAGCCTCTCAAAGACCGAGCTCGCCAAGCGGATGATGCAGCTCGCCATTGTTTCCATCGACGGATCGCCCGAGAACATTCCGGCTCGCATCCGTGAGTTTCCGCTTTCCGACTACACGTTCCTCAGCAGGGAAGTGAAGGCGTTGGTAGACGGAAATTTTACCGAGGCGAAGACTCAAGCGTAGAGCTTCTCTGGCACGAGTTCTTCGCCGCGGGCCACGCCTACCTGCCGCCTGATATGAAAGGCGCTCTTCTTTGTAGGGAAATGAAATGGGATTGGCAGACGTATCGGGCGCAGCCGCAGTGGTTCGTCACTATGCTTCTCTCCATGCTCCAGAACGAAGCCGAGGAGACGAACCGCAAAGCGAAGCAGTGACCTTGCCAAAATGAGGGATTCAGGGCATTGTTAAGGCAAAAGGTCGCCTGAACAAACCCTATTCAAATCCTCACCATGTTTGAATCCCATAAGGGCAATCAGTGCCCGAATTGCGGACACTTCAAGATCGAGTATCGCAGCGGCTTGCGGAACATCTTCAAAGTGATGTTCGCGTGTGGAATACTCATCATCACCCTGCCGCTAGAGCTTCTCTTGATTCCCGCCGCAATCGTAGCCGCATGGATGCCGAGCCAGAGGGCAACGTATCGCTTCTGCCGTAACTGCAAATGGAGCGAATCGCCTTCCAGTATGAAGCACGCAGAGGCCAGCTAAAAATCCTTCTTAACACCACTCATGGCAGCCGACGGTTCCTCCAACCTTGAAATCATCATTTCCGCAGTTGACGAAGCCTCGGCAGCGATCGAGGAAGTCAATGCGTCCATGAGCAGCATGGCGGAATCCGCTGATGCAGCCAATTCAACCGTAGACGCCGCCATGGAACAAATGAACGGCGTCTTAACGACGGCCACTTCGGACATTGAGCTGAACAATGAGGAGGTGAATGCCGGATTCGCCCGGATGGCGAACCAGGTCCAGTTGAGCGTTGACTCCACCCAGGCATCCTACGACGAGTTCATGGCTTCCTCGGCCGCAGCCGCCGAGCAGGTTGGCCTTTCGCAGGACGACATTCAGGCGCAGATGGTGGCGACCGGCCAGACCGCAGCCGAAGTGGCTGCCGAAATCCAGGCGGCAAACGCCTCCACCGCCGTCTCATCCGAGGAGACCGCTGCTGCCGTAGACCTCACGAAAGGCAGTTTCACGAGCATCGGCGCGCTCGCCTCGGGAATCGGCCTCACTGCTCTTGTGAGCGGGATTCAGGGCGCAGTAAGCGCCGCCAAGCAATGGGATATGGAGTCGCAGAATATCGCCTCCGAACTCAAGAACATCGGATCGTCTATCCCGCTTTCGCAGGTGCAGGACTACGCGCAACATATCCAGTCCGTGACGCTCCTCAGCCAGCAACAAGCGCTCCAGTCGCAAGGCATCATTCTCGGATTCAAGGATCTGGCCCCGAGTTACCAGACCCTCACGATGCTCTCCGCCGATCTTGCCACGAAGATGTCGCAAACGTCTGGCACGATGGCTGAGAACCTTCCAAATGCGACAAAGCTCCTGAGCAATGCACTCAATGACCCCGTCGCAGCATTAAACCAGCTCATAAAGAATGGCGGCGTTGACCTTTCCGCAACCACCGTAACCATGATCGACAACATGGCGAAGCTCGGGAACACCGCAGGCGCGCAGGCTCTTCTTCTCAAAGCCCTCTCTGATCAGATCGGAGGCATGGCGCATCAGGCCGCCCTGGCCCCCGGGGCGGGCCTCACGCAGCTTTCCAATCAAATCGGAGCCACAGGCCAAACAATCGGTCAGGCGCTCTTACCCGACCTCGACATTCTCGCGAAGGCGCTTATTCCGATTATTCAGGACATCGGCAATTGGGTACAGGCACATCCGAAGCTCACAGAAGCCATCGTCGCGAGCGTTATCGCATTCACGGCTCTCGTGGCAGTCCTGTCAGTCATCGGCATCATAGTTGCCGCCGTGGGTTCATCCTTCGCTGCATTTGGCCTCGGCATTGCCGCCGTGGTCGCTCTCTTGGTGGGAGTGATCGTGGCCAACTGGACCGAGATCAAGACCAAGACGGAGGAGGCATGGAACTTTATTTCTGACGTCATCTCCTTAGTAATTGACGCGATCAGCGCGCTCATTGGCCTGGATGTCGCACTATGGGAAGACATCTTTACCATCGCATGGGGCGCAATACGGGTCGTGACGGAGGACGTTTGGGGTGTGTTGAAAGCGTTTTTCACCGACACGTGGAATTGGGTGAAAAATCTATTCTCCTCATCTCTGGACTTCATTGGTCGGACATGGAGCACGGCATGGCAGGGCGTGTCCGATTTTCTTTCTAATATTTGGACCAACATCAAGAACACAGTCAAGTCCGGCTTCGACGACATCATTAACGCAATCAACGGCTTCATCAATGCGCTCGATGCGATCCACATTTCTCTGCCTTCGATCTCCATTCCAGGCACCAAGCTCTCTACGCCTTCGCTCAATCTCGGCTTCAATATTCCGAACATTCCCATGCTTGCGGACGGCGGCTTCGTGACCTCGCCTACGCTTGCGATCATCGGCGAGGCAGGGCCGGAAGCTGTCATTCCCCTCTCTGCGATGGGAACGAATGGAGCAGGCGGGGCAATGCAGATCGTCGTAAACATCAATGGCGGAATCTTCCCCGCGGACCCGTCTTCAATTCGACAGATCGGCAATATACTCGCGAAAAGTGTCGTGCAAAACCTGAGATCGGTTAAGAACTACGCACTCTAATGGCCCTTTCTGCCGTCCGCATCTACGACAACGCCACCGACATCACGAAGTTCGTTG